TGCTAAAAAGACTTTAATAGACAGAATAGATGCTCCTACAAAGTTACTTATAGAATGGATAACAGGAAAAGCTATTGCTTTAACTGAATCCAATATGATTAGTGGTAGTGGTTCTCCTATTGTAAGTGGAACTGGTCAAGTAATAAAAGCTATTCTTAATAAAGAATTTGGTAGGGTCGTTCAATTACAGCTAGATATTAACGCTAAACATAATAAAGCAAATGACGGAGTTATTGCAGGGGTAACTAGTGCTCTTATGGGTGTTCCTGAAGCACTAGAAATTATGTTATCTAGAACTAAGCGTAATGATAACTTACGTCAACATGTGAGTGGTACTTTTGCTAAAGTAGTACGAGATGGTCTTATAAAGAAATTATCTCCTAAAGATAGCGAAACCTTTACTAAATCGTTTTTGCATACGGGTGCATATGCTTTAATGAAGTATATGGACATGACTAGGATTGAAAGTCTCTATGAAAATCAGATGGCTCTTGATAAAGAGATAGCTGCTTTAGAACTACAGCTAGTACAATTTGGCCCTGAGATACAAACTCATTATCAAATAGAAGCTAATTTCTTAGCTTTAAGAAAAGCAGGTGGTCAAAACTACAGTCAGTTTGGTTTTGAAAATGCTCATAATATTTCTCTTGCTCGTGGCACTATATCGGCTCAATCAGCAGCAATAGCTGTTCCTATTATTGAGCAATTAATAGCTTTACGTTCTATTGGGTATTTAAGTAATACACAACAAAGAGCAGCTAAGAGAATTATAGCTACTGAGAATGCTCGGACAGATGGTAAGAACGGTGTTCAACTAGCACTGTTAGTTCATGAACATCAAATATCTGAGTCCCTGTCTAAGCTCTTTAAAGGTAATCCAGTACAGATGAAACATGGTTATTTACCTGAACAGTACGATACTTATAAAGATCTACAGGTAGTTAATGAGGCAGATGGTAAGGTATTAGTAGATATGGGGTATGTACAGCAAGAGAAAGCTATACAACAAGATCCTAATGATCCAAAACAGGAAACCAAACATATTTATGTATTGAATAGCAGCACTAAAGCTAATTTTAATAGTGGTGTATTTGATATGATTAATAATAGCCATTCAGGTACTACTCTTACAAATGGTAACTACAACTTAAATACTGTAGAAGGTAGAGCTAATGCAAAGATTTTAGCTGACTTTACTAAGAAACGTAATTTTAGAATCCAGAAAGTGACAACAGTTCCAGCTCATGAGAATTTACTATTACGTAAAGATGAACCATCTCTTATGACAGCATTATTGGATGATCAAGGTAATATTGTTAATTGGCGTTATGAAATGTCAGAGAATACAAAAGATGTTTTACTTAATCGTAATAATCTGTTTGATACTCTATTAGGTTCATTAGCTGGTAGTGTGTTTGATAAACAGACTGTAAATGAACGCAATCTTAAAATGATTGAATCTGCTTTTGAAGAACATAAAGAAAACTTCAATAAGCGTCCTGATAGCTATGTGAGGATTGGACCTAATGTTACTAATCCAGATCGTTTAGCATTATGGCGTATGTTGCCTGATGCAGCTAGAGCGGATATAACACGTATATGGGGACCTGATGGAATGATGGTTCCTAAAGGAGCACAAGATATTATCTTTGGTTCCCGTAAACAAAGCTTAGGTAGTTTGTTTAAACAAAGAGATGCTATTGCTGCATTTGTTACGGCTAAAGCGAATCGTGTTGCTGTGTTTGCTAATATCCTTTCATCTCAAGGTGATAAAGATGAAGCAAATCAAGCAATGGTCGAAGCACAAAATAGAGTAAATGAAACTAAGATTGATATGAATGCTGCTGAGGAAGTAGCATCTAAAGTTTTCATGGCTTTAGCTAAACAAGTCTTTAAAGGTAAAGCTGAAACTAGAGTAAGACAGGGTGAACAGATCTGGAGAGAAGTAATACAAGAAATAAAAGATATTATTGTTGTGCGTACTGGTTTAGTTACTTGGGGTAACTTTGTAGCTAATAACTATCTATTGTGGATGAGCGGTGTATCTATAAAAGATATTGCCCGTCATCAATGGAGAGCAGTACAAGGAGTATTGGCTTATGAAAAAGATACGACTAGATTGAGTGAAGTAGAGTTACTTTTAAATACAGGCTACACACAAGCTAATGAAGTAGAGTTACGTCAAGAAGTGATTAAGCTTAAAGCTAGTATTGCTAACAATCCAGTCACTATGCTTATTAACGAAGGTATGATGCCTACTATCGCAGAAGATTTAGTTGTTGAGTCTCCTGCATTCGCTAAGAAAACTCAATTTAGTGATTGGATTGAAGGTAAGGCTTCTACATTTAGTCCTAAGTTATTAGGAGCAGCTAAAGCAGTGTACATGACTAAAGAAACTGGTTTATATCAGTTTATGGCTAAAGCTGCTCGGTTCTCTGACTTTACAGCTAGGTTTGCTTTATTCCAACATGTGACTACCCGTAAGAAAAATAGATTGGATCATAAAGCTGCTATTAAAGAGATTAGAGATTCTTTTGTATTCTATGATCTACCTCTACAAGGTAGGATTCAATGGCTTGATGATATGGGATTGATTATGTTTACTAAGTATTTCTTGAGGATACAGCGTGTATTGCTTAAGAGTATGCAAGAGAATCCAGTACGTTGGATTACACTAGGAGTAATTGATGCTTATGATGAGATATCATATTTTACTGGTGATTCATTCTTTGTAGGAAGAGTACCTGGAAATCCAGGTGAGATAAGTATCTTTAACTACTTTGGACTATGGGATGAGTTAGCTACAACTAACGCTGGGATAACTTTATTCCAAGGATTAACACCTTTTGAAGGTGCTGGGGAATTTGCTAAATTCAATAAATAGTTAAAGAGTATAAAATTCTATACCACACTCTTTAAAGAGTTCAGCAGACTTAGCTGCATGTTCTGCCCATCTAGGATTATCATCTGCTTGGGCTATGACCCTGATAAAGCCAGCTTGTACTATGGCTCTAGCACAATCCATACAAGGAAATAGTGGACTAACAATAAGGGTACACCCCTCTAGGGGTGTACCCACTCTTGCTGCGTTATAAATAAGGTTTCTCTCAGCGTGCTCAAACCAGAAATACTTCTCTGGTTTTTGATGACGTATCTCTATATTGTCATCACACCCTCTAGGCATATATATGCATATTTATTTTTTACTGGTGCTACTAAAGATACCAACAACACCTATTACTATAGCAATACCGATAGCAGCAAAGAATCCTAAGATTGAAAGTGACCAAGCAAGTAATCCAATAACTGCTAAAACAGCAGCTGTTAGGATACCCCCTATAGTATAGAAAATAACTTTTAGTATATTCATGATCTTAGTTATGAAAACATTGCATTTGCTTTGGTTTTGATTTCTTCTGTGACTTCTTTAACTGTATCTACTACAGTATCTAGCATAGAACCTGGGGGACAATCTTTGATTGAATCTTCTATATTTACAGAAGCATATATAGTTTTATCCTTTTGTTGTAGTGTTAATTTAATGGTTACTTTTTTACCTTTAGTTTCTATACCTTGATTGTTGATATAAGTATGTAAGGCAGCAATAATTTCATTCTGTCCAAATGTGATTAACATATTAATTAAACCTTTCTTTATCTAAGAGTTTCATATATTGTTTATAGGTATTGCCAGCTAAGCCAGCATATATTGTAGCTACAGCATCAGCCATATGTTCCGCTGTACCATCACTTATAAGGTATGTGCCTTTAACTTTATGTAAAGGCCAATTAGCTTTAGGATGGTTATCTACAGCCCACTTAATCATTTCTTTTTTAGTAGCTGTTTTGCTACCAAAACTGGCTAATTTGACTTCAGTAGGTGTAACTTCAAAGAATGGGATACCGTTAGCTCGTAAAGCTCCCAATACCCCCACACAGAGTCCATATGAGGCCATAGCTCGTGCAGACTGGCTTCCGATAGGTACTTCTACGAATACTGCATCAGCACCTGTACAAGCGTTATAGGAAGCCTCATACAACTGAAATGAAGATTCTAGGTCTAAACTGTTCTGACGTACCTGTTTACCCTTATTTAAGACAGGGCAAATGGTAGCCAGATGGTCTATTACTAGTTTCTGAGTATCCAGATTATAGGTAGCTATGGCTAAACCCCAGTTTCTTAGGCTGGGATCCATACCTACTAATTTAAGATTCCGTGATTGGGTCATTAGTAGGTTCTTCATAAGATTCTACTTCATAAGCAAATGGTAATTTACCTAATTCTATTAGAGCTAAATCAATACCATCCATAAAGCCTCTACGATAATCACCATCCATTGTGGTTATTACCCCATTGGCCTCTATTTCAGAATTTTCGGGGATGAGCATCATATGCTCTAGTGTCTTGACTTTATTACTATGCCAAGATACTAGAGTTCTGACAAACTGATCCAGATCCCGTATTTCTATGGTGTCTTTATCAGTCATAGCTTAGGTAAATAAGCTAGAAGAAGGTTTCTTGACAGCACCTGCAGTACCTACTGATTGAGGAGTACCTGCTGTACCATCAGACTTCTTAGTTTTATCGCGTGTCTTACCAGTATGCTTATTTATCCAAGTATCAATAAATACAGCTTTTTCAATTTGACCACGAACTTCAGAAGTAGTCATACGATCAGAAGCCCTGAAGAATTTCTCAATTTCATTTTCTTCACGAGTTTCACCGGTAGATACATATTCACCAGCATCATTCTTCTTAGTTTTATCTACAGTTTGTTTATGCAGACCAATTAAGATTTCTTTACCAAGAAGATCAACAATCATATCTACTTTAGTAGGCACTTCTTTCTTAGATTCATAGCTGTAAACATTTACAACTTTAACTTCAGTATCTAATTCAGAGATTTCTTTACCAATGGCTAACAATGCCAATGATTGTGCTTGTAAGAATCCAGGTAAGTAATTCTTTTTACCATCTTTCTCATAGTAATTTTTACATCCTTTGGCAGTACCAGAGGTCATATACATGGTTTGTTTAATATCACGATCTTGGTCAGTCTTAGCATGTAAGACAAGGCCTGTAGCACCAGCTGCTGACTTAATAACATAAGCTAGAGTAATAGTAGATGGGTACAAACCTGATTCGAGTACACCTCCGCTACCAACACTATCTTTTTCATCAGCAATGGTGGAGTCTGTTGTAAGAGCTTTAAGTAAAGACATTTGAGTATTTCCTTTTCTATGGTTGATAATATTTTTGAAGTCTATTAAGAATTAACTGCATGTTGTTATCAATGAATGTCTCTTGTGTTTCAAATAATCCAAGAGGTCCACGAATACGTTCATTAACAGTATCCTTTGTTAATCTACACTGGAATACGTACTTAAGACCCAATGCTTCTTCTTCAGGTGTAATGTTAAGAAGCGTAGATTTATAGTCTTTAAGTACTTTAAGAGATACTTTCTTAGAAGAAATAACTACTGAGAAATAGGCTTCCAATCCAGTACCTTTGAGGCTTCCTTTTACAGGAACTTTGGTTTCCATTATCATCTCACCCTCGTTAAGGGCATCTGCAGTATGAGCCAGAAAGATGACATTCTTTGAGGACTTTGCAACATACTGTTGCATGAGATTTTTAAAGAACTGAGCGTAATCTCCCCACGCTTTCATTGTATTAACGGCATTAATGACATGTACAGATTCGTACATTTCCATTAAAAAGCTGAGACTATCTATAACAATAGTGTGCACATCTTTCATAGTCTCTGCAGTAGTGAATGCTTCATATACTTGAAGTGGATCAGTTACTGTGAATTCTTGAAATTTAGATTTAAATGGTAAGCGTTTAGCACTCTCACAATTGAGATACATAACACCTTCAGGGTTTTCTAGTTGCATTAAAGATGCACTTTTTCCAGCTGCACTCTTTCCACCTAAGAGTATTAAGTGGTCATTAATTTGACTCATGATTTCCTTTCATTTAATTAAGGACGTTTAGCTAAGGTCTTACTTACTGTAAGAAGGATGGTACTCATAAGTTCGATCTCATCTAATTTATCTGGGATCTTATTATTAAGTTCTATTACTTTACTGTGAATATTATCGAAGCTAAAACCAGCATCTACTAATATAAGTGCATAACGTAATAACATATTATTACGATTACCATCACCAATATTATTAGTAACCCAACGCTCTAGGTTATCCATAGATTGTTGTGAATTAAGTATTACTTTACGTTCTTCATTTTTACTAGTTTTAGGTATAAATGGTAGTACGTTAAATAATTCTCCTTCTGTATATTCATAATGATTGGCATGGCTTAACCATTTCTTGCATCTATGACCACACTGTTCATCTGCATCAAATGGGAGTGACTCTATTACATTTTTATAGAACTCTCTATAGTCTTTAGCATCCATAGTTAATTCATAATTCATAGGTAATATGATACGAAAGCGATGATTCTCTTCTGTATGTCGTTTGGTAGTGTAGTACAAAGCTTTATAGTCTTTAAGTAATAGCTGAGCAGTGCTAAGATTAACTCCACCATCTATATCTATAACTAATAAGTTAAAACCAGGTATAGCATTTTCTTCTTTACGATAACCACCAATTAAATGATGGTTAACCCAATTAACTCCTGGTGCTTGAGTTAGTTGATGTAGTTTATCGAAGGGTGCATATTCATTTTGATAATCAGTTGTAATATCTGTACTATGGCTAAGTACCATTTTACTGAGAACTGTCTCTTTTAAGGTTTCACCGCGTAAAAATTCAATACCATCTGAGAATGATTTCTTAATAATAATATTATTTTTATAGCCATAGGCTGTAGCCATAACTACCATTTCTGCTTTAGCACTAGAGCTACCTCTGTAGAAAGGTAAATCTTCTGCTAAGTCAGCTTGTGTTACGTCAGTACCAATTGTTGCAATGTACTTAGCTAATTTAACCCAAGGTTTATCTCGTGCTAATAATAAAGTAAATGCTTCACCTGAATCTTCAGCTAGTTTAATAGCATTGTTAACATGCTCTTCTGTAACTTCGGGAGAATCATCAATAAATGCATATGCCCCAGCTAGTTTCTGTACTTTAAAAGTACGTTCTGATAATTCTCGTTTTTGGATTTCTTGATATTCTGGAAGCTTATCTGCACGAGCTTCACAATGTAATTGGTATTCATTAAGTAGTATGCAAGTATTTTTATTAATGATTAACTTTTTATTTGCATTAATAATATCTGCTAAGTTATCTAGCCTATTTGCTAGTGCGTTAAGGAAAGCATCATTATGGTGATTTGTACGATCTATGTACATTTGTTCTGGAGTACGTCCTTGTTTTCTATTTGAGTTACGTACATAACCAAAGAAACATCTACGAGCATAACCTTGATTCAGCATAGTCATTAAAGCTTCTTCAGTTCTAGCACCATCAAGTAATCTATTAGGTACACCAAACATTAATAGATTAGCTGGTGTTTTACCTATAATTTCTTCACTGCGAATTGAATCTGAAGTATTCTTAATGAGCTTCTGTTTAATTAACCCTTTATCAAATAACTCAATAAATGTATCAAATACTTCTGTATTTGCGGCTAAGTTAGCTCCAACTTCATCCATGATTAAGTTCATTGAACCAGCATTAGCCATAAGGAGCATATGCCGCATTTGTTTAACAGCTGGTGCAGTACCACTATCAAAACTAAATGCTAAATGACCTAGACGTTCAAATTCTTTTGTTACACGGATTAGTTCTTCATCTGGATCAGTGCTTTTACGATTGGCTCTTTTAAGAGCAAGCTTAGGTAAATTTTGTTCAGCTAATATAGGAAATGTTTCATCTAGAAATCTCTGACGGAATTGATGTAGTACCTGCTCTTCCATAAGATTCGTTCCCATAGTCTTTCCATAACCACTTGGAGCTAGGTTAAGTACATACATATTCACAGGAGTCTCACCATCAGCTGGAGAGTCTATTGTGCATCGCATCTGAGATGCTGCTAAACAGAAATAATAACCAACCATTAAGCGGAAGAATAAACTATCTTCTCGTTGAGTATGGTCTTGTAGTATTTTGACTAGTTGTTCGCTTGTAGAATGGTATTGCATTGCTTCAAATTGGAGCATACGAATTATCCTTTAGTGATCTTATTAATGGAATGTGCTACATCTATTTGTCCTGCTTTAAAAGCTAGATAGTAAAAATCTTCTAACCCATGTTCAGTAAATCTATAATCATTATAAAATTTTCCATGTACCATATTAGAAGGTAAAGAGAATATTTCTACATCTGCTTTAATAGCTACTGCAAGAATTTCTGGTTTCATAATATAAGGTCTCCTGAAGCAATTAAAGAATCCTTTTGACTACATACAGCAAAAGCTGGGCAATACTTACAAGGGCGAGTTTGGTAGTAATTAAATGTTCAGTGTCACCTAAAGTTAATAGAGGAATTTTTTGGGTAAGGAATCGTCTAGGTGGATAAGCTGTATCTGATTTAAACATGGCTCCTTTCCAATCAGTAAAGATCCAATGAATATCTAATTCATCAGCTGTAATGATATTGGAACCAAGCCATCTATAAATAGAACCTTGTTTAGCAAATTTCTCTGTATTAACTTGTTTTTGGTAAGCCCATACTGAAGTTGATTTGAAGTCTTGTACTCGACCTTCACTTACAAAGTCAAAAGCTCCTGTGACTGTCCATTTACCAAGTTGGCGTGATAGACGCTGTTCTAGATAGATTGGGATGGCATCTTCAGGCATATCAGCTAATTTAGGGTTAATACGTATCCTATCAATAACACTTTGAGGGAGTCCTATTGCCGCCATAGCAAGCCTGTAGTTATTCAACCAAGCGTTTTCTATGCCATTATGTATGGCAGTGCCTATTCGACTAGCCATCATGTCAGAAAGGTTTGTGAGACCCTCTCCTGGAGGAATTCTAGGAGGAAGGACTATCTGACGAATAGGCTTAAGTAGAGTAGTAGCACTGACTGTATTAGGGTCACTGTTATACTGGTAAGAGTCTGTTGCAAGAAATACTGCTAAAGCTAACGGAACGTCAGAGACGTTTGCATAACGAAGAGTCATTGAATTTATCCTATCGGTTATTGATTCAAAGAAGGGGCGGGAAGCCCCTTGGGTATCTATTGTAAGACAAATATGCTATAAAGTGGCATAATTATAGTTAATATTTTAAAGGTCTAATTACAATGGCTATTGTTGAAGGCATATGTGGTACTGGAGGTTGGACTGGTCCGTTACCGGGAGATCCAGATAATAATGTGTATCTATCTGCTAATGGAGTATTTGGTGGTATAGATGTTTCATGGTCTTATCCATTAACAAATGCTTATGCTGTTATTCATACACTATTATTTAGAGGCTTAACCACTAATTTAGTAGATGCTGTACAAATACGTGTAGTAGCTGGAAATAGTTATTATGATCAAGTAACTTCTACAGCTACTCAATATTATTGGATAAGGATTGTATCTGTTAATGGTACAATAGGTGATGCTGTTGGTCCTGCAGCAGCTATTGCTAAGCCGCTTTTTGATGGTTTATTGGCTACTTTGCCGGGTAAGATTACTAGAGATTTACTAGAGGCAAGTTTAGCATCTGAAATTGCTCGTATTATCCCGTTAGGGAATAATATAGCAAAAGAGATAATAGACAGATTAGCAGAGAATGCGGCTATTGTGACATTTCTGCAGCAAGTGCAAACAGCTAGTGATTCTGCAGTTGCTTTTATAACAAAGGAAATTACTGCTCGTGTAACAGCTGATAGTAGTTTACTGAGTGTTATTGATTTACAAGGTGTTGCTGTTAATAACAATGCTGCTGCTATTCAGACTGAGACTATTACTCGTGCAAATAAGGATCTTGTTTTAGCTACACAAATCACAACTGTACAGGGTGTATTAAGTAATAATATAGCCTCTGTAAGTACTACAGCAAATACTGCTCTTACTAAAGCAGGATATTTAGAGGGTCAATATACAGTCAAAATAGATTTAAATGGTTGAGTTATGGTATTGAGCTTCGTACACCGACTGGAAAAGTATTTTTTTCTAGTGTATCAACTACTTGGAACTATGTTTGGTCTGGTATTGTACCAGCAAATACAATCGTATCCGGTACTTTTAATGCATTGAGTTTGATTAATGAAGTAATAGTACAACGTAGTTTTATTAATTCCCCACCCGATTCACAAGAAGCTATTATTCATACCGTGAGTAGAAGTGGTAATACACTTACTGCTAGTGGCGGTAATGTGGGTACACTTATTGTTATACTGGCAAGATAAAGTATGTATGGAATAACTGTAAAAAATACCCAAGGACACTTATTAATATCTAGTGAATTTGAGTCTATGCATTGTATTGGACAAGCACAATTTGTTACTACTACTCATAGTGGACTTACGACATTTCTTAATTATGGTGGGACTATGTGGCAAGCAGCATTAAATGGTAGACATATTCATAGATATTCAATTATTGGACTTGCAGCAGATGCTCCTATGTTTTTTATTAAACCAGTTAATATTGATCAAAATCATGGGATATTGAATCAATGGAATAGTGGAAATACTTGGTATGTAGATATTTTACAAACAGGAGTTATTTCACAACCTCCTATTATTTTTGCATTTTTACTTCCATCAGCAATGCCAGTAAGTACAGAAAATTATGGTATTAGTACATTTTTATCAAATGGTCGAAGAGCATTTGATAGTAGATTAAGACCTTTAGCTATTTATGATGCTCAGTCTGTTATACCACCTAATATTCCATGCAATGGTGGTACTCCAACAGAAACTAGTGGGCATGGATGGAATGATACTTCTCTTGATTTTGATTTTGATTGTGATATACAATTTACTAGTTATAGTATGTCAACAACTGTAGATAATACAAATTTAATGTTTTCTGTTCCATGTGTTGCACAAGCTGTATATCGTAGAGTAAAACATGGGTATAAAAGATCATGTGGTTTTTTAGGTTGTTGTTGTCAAGATCATTGGTCAACTGCTACTTGGTGGGCTATGTATCATCAGACATATCTTCTTAATACTGGTAGTATTAATGCTAGTTGGGGTATGTACGCAGCAGGATATAATTTTTCATCTACTTACGAAGATGGAGGATGGTTTGGTGGAGGCGGTGGATCAATATCAACTGGAAGTCAACCATATTCTCCTAAGACTATTAATTTATCAAATAATACTATTATTCTTGCTGATGCGAGGTATTATCAATGAAAATACTTCCAAAAGGATGCCGCATATGGATGTATGGTGTATCATGGTTTGAATTAGGAAAATGTTATGAATCAGGAATAGTTTATGTTAAACAAGTTGATGGAAAGCAAGTATATAATTTACAACTAGATATAATTCATAATATTGTTACAACAGAAATAATACGTACTAAACGTTTAGATGGAGTGTGTACAGAATATTCTTTTACATATCATGAAGATCCTGTATTATTTTGGCAAGGAAATGAAATTGATACTACTGATACTATAGTACGAATTAAACATTATGAATCTAGTGCTTTTATGCGTCATATAGTTGCTGGTATGAATACTGGTCCAACATATGATACTTTTGATCTTTGCCCAGATATACTAATATGGCTTGGTAGAAGCTGGTATGAGGATCATGATGAACAAGAGTTATTATTTGCTGTAACTGATGGGTCAAAGCAACTTGATCAAGTAGCTACTTACTATGACTTACCAATACCGTATAGTGATACACAAAAGCTTATTTTAGATACAACACCAGAGCTTTATAGAGCTAGACATTATGATCTTTATAGTCGTGGAGATGGTGGGTATGCCCCTGTAATAGTAGCTAGTATAACTTTTGTTGAGAATAAGCCAATTAGGTTATTACTTTATACTTTTACTAGACAATGGGAATTTGAAGAACCAATAGAAATTCCTATGTTAAACTAGTTGCTTGAAGTTGTTATGTATGTATAGTACAATTTGTATATAGTAATATTAGATGACTGTATTTACAG